GGCATGTCTGTAATGCAGTCCTTCAATGGCAAAATTACTAACAGTATCTGAAAAAGGTAGGCTACTGTTGGACAGCGAAGATATTTTCAAATTATCTAACAGTTTAGAAGAATATATTGAAATAAATCCATCAGAAGAGGCAAGGAAATTATTGGATAACACTTTTTATACAGTTATAGATAAAAATGAAAATCAACAACTTTTTAAAGTTATTAGCGATCTTTATCCTTCTTCAGTTTATAAAGACATTGACAAAAGCTGGAAAGTCGGTTTTTGCAATCATCTTACAAGTAATGTTGTGCATTGTAGCAATAGTTATATTTTTCACCATGAAAATGATCTTAAAACTTATTTACCTAGTGGATGGAGTTTTTTACACAAGGATGACATCGATGTTTCAATTGGAGACCATATACTCACTATGTTATTTGACAGGCTCAACGATCATACTATTCAGTCTTTTAACGAGTTTAGGAAAAGTAATCCTGACTCATTACCAAAATGCTTAAAATCCGAGAACGAAAAGAATGATTGTATGATATCTGTGTTAAAGGATATTTGTAAACAACCTGATGACAACAATTTCACTGAGACATTCATATATGGGTTAGATAGAAAGTTGGCTGGTAATATATTACGAAACACATCATTCAACATATTCAATAGGAACGTGTCGGTCATTGGACCAGAACTAGAAAGTTTAAAGAATATAGTTAATCATTATTATAATGGATATGATGTGGAATTATTCACAATGTCAACAGAAAAAGAGAGAACGTATAAGCAAAATATTGACTGGATGAAACAGACCAAACTGACGTTCAAATTAGCAATGTCTTCACAAAATAAGAATGAACATAACTTTCTGAAAGGACTAATTGCACACTGTAAGAAATTTGGATTTCCAAGCAAAATATTATACTTGGGAAGCTATCCATCTTTCTGGTTAGAGAACATTTCATGGTTTCCCGCAATGATACATTGCTATGATCCAAAGTATAGACAGACAAATTTGAAGTATGTAAAATGGCATACAACTGAATTTACAATAAAAGATTGTTCAGCCATTATTAGCAACACATATGTATATATAGACATCCGTACTGATATACGAGGTATGTCGGAAGATGCTTTCATCAGAGAAGACAATATGATAACGGATATTGCAATGGAAATATCGAGTAAACCTTCATGCTCAGTCTTTTTCAAACGCAAGATTCTTTCAGATAATTTCACTTTCAATGATCCAATATACCCACCAGATTCGATTCATTTTGGAAAAGAATATTATAATTACATGTCTGGAGTAACGGACAAAAGAAAAATATCAAAGGAAGACCTTTTTAGGGGTATAAACAATGCAATAACTGAGAATATCCCACATTATATATATGATGGAACAGTTTATATTGGGAATTCAAAGTATCCAATAATAGGATTGTATTCACTATCAAATAAATTTAACAGGATATCTATTATAGAAGAGACATTAAGGAATAAAGATGAATTTATAATTACTTTTCCAGTGCAGAAATTTCAGAATTGGAGAGATATAAAACTGTACGATGAGCCGTTTAATGGCTATGTACATCAAGGAAAATATATTGATCACACTATTAGTCCAAAAGCAATCTCTAGCAAATTTAAGATTGAAGTAGTTTCAGAAGAGGTATTCGTCTCAATTTTAGATGGTAGGATAAATATGCCTACAAATTTTCTACATATGGTAACATTCAAATTCAAGTGGAGAGACTTCTTTTCAGATAGATATTTTCAACATATAGGCATACGACAGCCATCTATATATGCTAGAGATAGGTTCAGAGTATCGAGAATTACAGCATATATAAATCGACAATTGACTCATTCAAGCGACATGTCAAAACTTGAAAAGAATAATTTTGAAGGATATTCAGGACATTTAATAGCTGTTGAACAGTTTTTCAATTCATTGGTATATACTATGTCACCATACAGATGGATGATACGTTCAATACATCAAATCAGGAAGAAAGAAACCTCCAAATATCGCATTGGAAGATTCCAACAACATTCTGAACAAGAATACATTAACACATACGAGTATTTAGAAAAGCTAGGCATTGATCCACTGCACAAAAAATTACAGTGATTCCAATTGGAATTGCGACAATAAAAACCC